CCAGCGATTACGGATTAGAAGAAGCAATGTACCCTTAGCTTCTACAAAACGCCTGGTACGAGAGGCGGAGTGCTATTTAGCACAGGAGGCAAGCCCAAGTGCCGCCTTAAGACACTAATAGTGTTAATAGGTTTGAGCTTGTGGGTAATCGCGCGCGAAAGATTAAGGTATCTTTTGCATGTTAAATTATTACCTTACTAATAATAATAATAGAAATAAAAACAGGAAAAGAAATAATAATAGATCTCAACGAGTTAATGCACCAACATCAACAGGGTTGAGAACGTCTGGGGGCATGCCCCAGACAACAGCAGCAGGAGCTGGATCAACACGAGTTAGACACCGTGAATTCATCAAGAATATAACTTCAGATTATACATTTGAAAATGGAGTTTTGGAGCTTGGTATCAACGCAGGAGATACAGAAATGTTCCCATGGTTGTCTAAAATTGCTAATGGATACGAACGTTATTGTGTGAACAGTATGACAATTTCGTATGAACCATTCGTTAGCACATTGGAAAGTGGAGCTGTAATAATGCAGGTAGATTATGATCCCGCTGACGAGCCACCTCTATCTAAGAGCACCATGCTCAACAGTTTAGGTGCTACTCGTTCAGCAGTTTGGATGAAATCAACCATGCCTTTGAGTCGAAAAGAGTTAAGCTATGATGATCATTTATTTGTGAGACATACTTTGCGATCAGGATTCACTCAAAATTTAAAACTCTACGACGTTGGTACGGTCTTCGTAGCATTAACCGATGTACCAGATTACTCACTTGAAAATGTGACCAACAAGTCATATGGTGAGATATGGGTTACTTATGATATCACCCTTATGGTTCCAGCGTTTCACAAATCGGAACCAGACACAGCTGAATCAAATTTAGTTGCAGCAAATTATAACAATTTGTTGGGTGCCCTTAAGTCAGACAACCCAAATGCCCTAATTCCAGGTAGCACAGTTAACTTTGCAACAGCAGATAATAAGCAAGGTCAAACTGCCATCACTTTTAATGAACCATTCACTGGGCTCTTACAATTTGAGCAAACAGGGTATGCCAATGATAATACAACATCGTTGGAGTTACAACCCATAACGGACCCTGCTGATGGATGGATCTCCAAATTAGCAAAACTAGGCGGAATCGCAGTAGATTATGTACTCAATGATAACAAGTGGAAATACTTGTTGGAAGTAGTGGCAGATGCAGGTGATAGCGTAGTATTTGATGCTCTAGCAGTTGGAGCTGGAGATATTACAACTTGGGTTGGTGATATAGCGATGGCGTTGTCTCCCTATGCGGAGGTATTGATGTTACCGTTGATTGGGTTGGCATCAGTTGACCAATTTGAAATCACACGGCGTATCCAAAGTCCTAATAAACGTAACTTAATACCAGATGATGAGATATTGAGTAGAAGGGATTGGGTTCGGAAAGTTGTTTCAGGAAGGGGACCAAGAATTGACGATCTATTGCGGACAGACACCGCCGAAACAAATGTGGTTTGATCGACCAACAAGAGGAAAATATGATTGGCGGACAGACACCGCCGTAACAAATGTGGCCCAAGCTAGCCAGCAATCGAAATAGCTGATGTAGTGTAGATAATGACCGAGAAGATGTGCAAGCCAACCAGTTTGATCTATTCACCCGTTGAGTTAAATGTTCGGGTAATCTCATATCACTTGAGTCCATGTAAACCAAGATATAATTATACTGAAAATCCTGAGGGGAGGTATCGGAACGCAGCAAGAAGCCTGTAGTTAGTCCCCGGGAAAGAAGTCATGACCCCAACACGTTGAGCTGGCGCTCTTTGTGGACGTCCCTCGTGGCGGAAGACGTGAGTGAGGAGTGATGGAAACCGGAGGAACACCATACTGTAGAATCCAGAATGTTGAGAAGTAGGATAGTTAGAAGCTTGATTTGGGCAACAAAGCCGGTGTAGTCAGCCGCGATGAATGTAGAATTGGAGCACGAGAAGGAGTAAGCGTAAAATGGGATTTCAATTAATGTGCGAGTGTCCCACTCTCACGACCAGACACAACTGGTTTAAAACAAAAGGGCCAGCTTGCTTGGCCTTATGCAAGTGGCGGATGGAAACCGAATCTTAACAAAACCCGGAGCTGACCGAAACTATCAGCTATCTCGAAATTAGTCTGTCGGGGTGCCATTGTACAATTGGATGGTAATACGCTCCGTACTAGTGAGCGTCGTTCACGTAAAGTGATAGAGCTGGGTAACGCCAGATCAGGAAGGAAAACCTCCCATAAACCCCCG